CTGTGGCAAATAATAAACACACGTGGACGGACGCCATTGAGCCTGGCTGCGAAAGCGGCTACCTACTCAGGAACGAAGAGGGTCCATTATGAAAAGTGTGCTCTGGAGACAGAAGCGCACCCACTGACAATGAGGGAGAGACATCGTATCTTCCACGACGGGAGCGTCAAGTGGGGTGAATTATCGGACAGACCGCGCGCACTGATGGTGCAAAGTGTGCGCGCGAGGGGTACCAAGGGTGTTAAAGAGGGTGAGATTCTCCGATCACCGATATTGGTTGAAGGCGTCTACCGTGATCTTGAGGAAGACGCGCTCCACCACTTTTGCCACGCATCAGGCCATCACTACACCGCTTCTGGCATGAGTCTCCACAAGAGGGCTCGTGCTATTGAAAAGATGATGAGGCCTGGTGATGTGATTCTGTCCTGCGACTGGTCGTCCTTTGACGGCTCGTTAGGGCATATCGGCATTAGTGAGCGGAATGAGTTCTTACGTGCTGCTGAAAAGCGGTTCGGACGGAACGAGCAACTCAGGGCTGTGATAGCGACACAGAACCAGGCGACGGTCCAGGCAGGGCCGCTCCGTGCGCAGGTTCTCGGCAATCGCGGCTCTGGGACTGCTGGAACTTCGACTGGTAACAAGAAGGTGGTGCTAGCTGCACTCTTCTACGCCCTAGGACCAGCCGCAAAAGGAGCCGACAGTGTAAAGTTCTTCTGTGATGGAGATGACACGCTGCTGTTTGTCCCGAAGAAGTATCAGGATGAGAGGTGGGTTGCGTCTTGGGTGCGACGCATGACAGAACTTGGTCTCGAGACCAAAGTGGAACAATACCTGGTGGATACTCCCCATGCCAGTGCAACTGAGCGGGTGAGATTCTGCCGCGCGGGTGTTGTGGACACGAGCCGGGGCAAGTTTCTCTTCAAGGTACCACAGGATGCAATCAAGGTCGTCACCAATTTTCGACGCCACTTCCGAGGACCTTACTTCCAGGACTATTGTGCAACACTGGCAACTGGACTGCACATGACTTACGGCGACGTTCCAATCCTTTGTAAGCTCTCACAACTCATGCCGACCGCTGGCAAGGTTGACAAGGGATTGCTCGAGTCATCTGGAATCGAGTACATGATGGGCAAGACCACAGACCACGTCATCGGTGCTATCACTGATAGTCACCGACTCAGTTTCTACCGCACATGGGGCATCACGCCGACCATGCAGAAGCAGTGCGAGCTCGCGCTGCAAGAACTTGGCAACAAGCTCAGGCCTTTGCTGGCAACAACTCGTTTGTGAATTTAAATATACCTCCG